CAATCTATTTAGACCCAACAGGTAAAGAAGGTCAAGCAGGTATCAAGGTTGATCTTGAACCTGGCGATATGTTGATATACTCTGGTTGTGAACTAGAACATTGGCGAGAAGAATTCAAAGGTAAAGATTGTGGTCAAGTGTTTCTACACTATAATAAATCATCATCTAAAAAGGCAAAAGAAAATCTTTATGATAAAAGACCCTTTTTAGGATTACCTAATTGGTTTAAAGGCGCTAAGTTACCTAAGAAATAAGACTAAATATACTCACTTACCTACCGTTCAAATATCTTATAAATATAAGAAAGATTTAATATATAGGAATTTGACTAATGGCAACAATACAAAATATCACTATTGATCAAGACGCCGATTACACAGAAACTTTGACTATCAAAGACTCAACAGGATCAGTTGTAGATTTAACAGGAAGTACAATCACAAGTAAATTAAGAAAGACTCATTTGTCTTCTAGTGCTACTTCTTTCACAACTGCTCTCGTAAGTGCAACAGACGGTACTTGTTCAATAACATTAACAGACACAGTTACCTCAGGTCTTTCTGAAGGTAGATATGTTTGGGATCTAACTCAAACTGATTCAAGTGGTATCATCACTAGAAGAATTGAAGGAAGAGCAACAGTCACACCAAGCGTGACTAGATAGTTATGTCAACTCAAAAATACATCAATAGCAATTGGCCAGGTTTACAAGAGAAAGTAAAACTTGAACAAGTTGATAGTGGATTAGAGATTGATGTAGATATTGAACAACAGATAACTCAACTACAAGAAGCAAGATTAGCAGGCGAGTTAGAGAAACCAGAACAACTATCTATCGATCCTGAAAAACAAATAAGTGAATGGCACCTTGAAAAAGGATTAAAGACCTTTCTTAATAATGTAGAGTTTGAAAAAGAAGATTTAGATAAAAAGATAAAAGAAGAAGACGCTAAAATTTCTGCTTTAGAAGAAATGTTTGGTGGTTTAATTAATAAACCTAAGACAGAAAAGGAAATTGAAGTAGAGAATGCTGAAACATTTTCAGAAGCTTCTTTTAACGAATTATCAGAAGAAGAAAAACAGAAAAGAGCACAGGCAAGATTAAATGTTCTATCTGAATTATTTGATAAAAAGATCATAGAAGAAAAGATTGAACAAGAAAATGAAAAACAAAAAAGACTAGAAGAAGAACGAAAACAAAAATTATTAATTGACTCTGGTTTAGAAAAACCAAAAGTTGAGATTAACGAAAAAACTTTAGAGGCACAAAAATTAGTAGAAGAAAAATACGGACAAGCAGGTTCGTTAGCACTTCAAGGATTAATGAATGCTTCTTCTAAAGACATTGAAGCCGATCCTGAAATGGTTAACAAAGTACTTAATCATATTTCAGAAATGAAAGTTGCGAATGAGTTAGACAAAGACAAGATGAAGTCTTTGAAATCAATTGACTCACTAGATAAATTAACTAAAGAGTTTTTAAACTTTAAGAATTTAACTTCTGTACAACTTTCTACTGTTGGTGGTGGATTAGATACAAACAAAATATCAGCAGACTTAATGCCAACGACAGGATCAACTTATGATCTAGGATCAGCTGCAAGACCTTGGCGTAAATTATATCTGTCAGGTGGTACTTTAGTTGTAGGTGACGCTGAGATTTCTGGTACTGAAATTGCACAATTAGATGGTGTTACAGCAGGACAAGCAACTGCTAGTAAGGCAGTTATTCTTGACGCTTCAAGTGGGATAACAGGACTAGGAACAGTAAGTATGACAACTTTAGCAATAGGTGGTGAACCTATAACTGCTTCTGCAACTGAATTAAATTATGTAGATGGTGTTACAGGAAATATACAAACACAAATAGACGCTAATACAACACTTGCAAATACAAAAGCGTCTAAGGCCTTTGCAATCGCACAAGCAGTTGCTTTAGGATAACTAAATAGTACTATAAGGAAAATTATATGAAAATAAGTGAAAACACATCTGTAAGTATGCCAGTCAAGAATATGATTGGTATAGTTTTAGCTGTAGCTATGGGTGTATTTGCTTATACAGAAGTCACAGCTAGATTAACAAGTTTAGAAACATCAAGAGAATTATTTAATGCTGATTTATTAAAGAAGTCTGAACAGAAACCAACGGATCAAGAACAGTTTATGTTAATAGAATCTTTGTTTGCTGATGTTGAAAAGTTAATTAAAAATCAAGAACAAAATATGACGAACAAAGTTAATATAGAATTTTTAAAAACACAACTAGAAAAAGCATTAGATGATGTTGAAGAATTAAAGGACAAGGTAAGAGCAAATGGAAACAGTCATTAGCACAGTAGTAGCTTTATGTATGTTTGTAGCAGGAGAATTAAAAGAACATAGAATTCAACCTGCAATGTCTGACTGTCTAAAAGGTAAAAGGGTTGCCGAGAGAACTGCAAATGATAATATTCAATACAAATGTGGTAAAGTAGAGGCAGAATTAGAAGAAAATATTGATGGTAGTAAAGCTATCAAAAAAATAGTAGAATAGGAAAAATTATGGCCGTACCAAATACAAAAGCAACATTGAAAGAATACTGCTTAAGAGCGTTGGGTAAACCTGTCATTGATATAAATGTTGATGATGACCAAGTAGATGATAGAATAGATGAAGCAGTACAATATTTTTGTCAATATCATACAGATGGTGTTGAAAGAATGTATTTAAAATATTTAGTGACAGAAGCTGATGTAACTAGAATGACAACAGACACAAGCGAATCGGTTACCGATGGTAGTGTGACAACAGCGTGGAAACAAGGAAACAATTTTCTTGTAGTTCCTTCTTCTGTTATATCTGTTGTAAATGTATTTCCTTTATCTGATAGAGCAAACTTAAATATGTTTGATGTTAGATATCAATTAAGATTAAACGATCTATACGATTTTTCATCTACAAGTATTGTACATTATGAAATGACAATGCGTCATTTAGATTTTTTAGATCATATATTAGTTGGTGAAAAACCAATGAGATTTAATCATCTATCAAATAAATTATTCATTGATCAAGACTGGTCAAGAGATATTACAGCAGGTGAATATTTAATTATAGAAGTTTTTAGAAAACTAAATCCAGATGACAATGTGGATATGTATGATGATATCTATTTAAAAAGATATACAACTGCATTAATCAAAAGACAATGGGGACAAAACCTGTCGAAATTTAATGGTACAGCAATGTTAGGTGGAGTTACACTTAACGGACCTGAACTATTTTCAACGGCAATCGCAGAGCAACAAAAACTTGAGGAAGAGATTAGATTAAATTATGAAGAGCCTGCACATATGCAACAAGGATAAAAACTAAATGCCAACTAATACTTACTTCAGCACTGGCACTACATCTGAGCAAAGACTATATGAAGACTTAATTATAGAACAGCTTAAGATATATGGTCAAGATGTTTTTTACCTACCGAGAAAGATAGCAAATAAAGATACTATCTTTGGTGAGGACCCTGCTTCATCTTTTGATGACTCGTACATTATAGAAATGTATGTTGATAATACTGATGGATACATGGGTGAACAAGAGATAATCAAGAAGTTTGGTTTAGAATTAAGAGATGATATTAAGTTTACTGTTTCAAAATTGAGATGGGAAACTCTAGTATCTAACAATGGTGATCTAGTTGCTGAAAGACCACAAGAAGGTGATCTAGTTTATTTCCCTACAACAAAAGCATTCTTTGAAATACAGTTTGTTGAACACGAACAACCTTTCTATCAACAAAGTGCTTTACCTGTTTACAAATTATCTTGTACTAAATGGGAATATAGCTCTGAAAGAGTTGATACAGGTATTGCTTCTATTGATGCTGTTGAAGACGCATTATCAACAGACACAATGAACTTTCAGTTTAGTTTAGAAACTGGTACATCTGCCTCTGGTGCAATCACACTAGAAAGTGATATTGGTGAGATAGGTTATCTTATTAATGAAAGCTTTACAATGTCGGAACAACAACCAGTGGATCAAGGACAAGCATTTGAAACTGCTGCTGGCACAAACACATCATCTACTGCTGATGATATATTAGATTTTAGCGAAAGAAACCCTTTTGGAGAAGTTGATGATTATTAAATATATATTAGAAAAAATCAATCACTATTCTACTGCATTGACAAGTTGGTCATGGCAAAAATTATATGGTGATAGAAAAAAAGGATACGGGTATAAAAATTATGGAAAGAGATAGACATAGACAATTGAATGAACATGCTAAAGAAGTAAACAAGCATAAAAAAGAAGCAGAGTTGCAAAGATCATTAAGAAAAGAAGTAGTCGCTGGTGCAAATGGCACGCAAGATTACATAATTAAAGAAGGACCTAATAAAGGTAAGATTGCAGATAAAGGACAATAATGTTTGGACAACACTTCTATCACAAATCAATAAGAAATACTGTAATTGCATTTGGTACGATATTTAATAATATCAATATTAAACGATTGGATTCTAGCGGGAATCCTTTACAAACTATTAGAGTGCCCTTATCATATGCACCTAAAGAAAAGTTTATTGCAAGACTAGATCAAAATGCAAATTTAACTGGAGACGATTCAAGCGTGGCGATTACTCTACCTCGAATGTCATTTGATGTCACTGGTTATGCTTATGATTCTTCTCGTAAATTAAATAAAAATCAGAAACGTAGTGTGGCTAAGAATGCTAGTGGAGATGAAAAAAAAGTATATACTCAATATTCTCCTGTGCCATATGATGTAAGTTTTGAATTAAATGTTTTTACTGCAACCTCAGACGATGGTCTTCAAATCATAGAGCAGATACTACCATACTTTCAACCAGACTATACAGTCACTATGATTATTGATAGAGATTACATGGATACAAAAAGAGATATTCCATTTATACTAGAAGGTGTTGATTACGAAGATAGTTATCAAGGTGCATTAACAGATAGAAGAAGAATTATATACACATTAAAATTTACTGCAAAAATATATCTATATGGACCAATTAGTTCAAGTGCTATTATAAGAAAAGTATCAGCAGATTTATATACTGATACAGCAGATAAAAGTCCATCTCGTAGTGAAAGAGTGACAGTCACTCCTAATCCTACAAGTGCTGACAAAGATGATGTTTATACATACACAGAAACGTTAGAGTTTTTTAATGATGGTAAAAACTATGATGAGGGAACTGGTAACGATACATAATAACAAAAGGTTTTAAAATGAGTAATATTGACGACAAGTTAAATGAAGTACTAAACATAGCAGAAGAAGTGCTAGATAAAACAGAAGAAAAGAATCCTTTAGAGATTGCAAAAGAACCACCTAAACCTGTCGCACCACAAAATGATGATGTTGATACAGACTTTGATACTGGTAGAGGAGAACTTTACAAGTTATTAGAAAAAGGTAACGAAGCAATAGACGGAATACTTGCATTGGCAAAAGAAGGTGAACACCCTAGAGCATATGAAGTAGCAGGACAATTAATTAAAGGTCAAAGTGAGATTGCACAAAATCTATTAGACTTACAAGATAAACTTAAAAAAATTAAAGATGTAAAAGAACTAGGACCAAAAAATGTTACTAATGCTTTATTTGTAGGTTCAACAACCGAACTACAAAAAATGATAAAGAAAAACAAAGATCAAAAATAATGGCAACTTTAGACCAATACTTAGGTAATCCTAATTTAAAAAAGGCTCACACAAAAACACGATTTACTAAAAAACAAGTAGATGAAGTGATGAAGTGTCTTGAGGATCCTAAATATTTCATAGAACACTATTTAAAAATTGTCACAATTGATAAAGGTCTTGTACCTTTTGAGATGTATGACTTTCAGCGGAAGATGGTAGATACTTTTCACGACAATAGGTTTACAATATGTAAGTTACCTAGACAAAGTGGAAAGTCAACTATCATTGTCTCCTACCTCTTACATTACGTTTTGTTTAACGATAATGTGAATGTTGCAATACTAGCCAACAAATCTTCTACGGCAAGAGATTTATTAGGACGATTGCAATTAGCTTACGAGTACTTGCCGAAATGGATGCAACAAGGCGTTCTTAACTGGAACAAAGGTTCCCTAGAACTAGAAAACGGAAGTAGAATCGTTGCGGCTTCAACTTCATCAAGTGCTGTTCGGGGAAGTACCTTTAACATTATATTCCTAGATGAGTTTGCCTATGTACCTAACAATATTGCGGAAGAATTCTTTAGCTCAGTTTATCCTACAATCTCGTCTGGTAAATCATCTAAAGTAATGATAGTATCTACTCCACATGGAATGAATATGTTTTATAAGATGTGGACGGATGCTGTTAATAAGAAAAATACTTTTCAACCTATCGAAGTACATTGGTCAGAAGTCCCAGGTCGTGATGAAGAATGGAAGAAACAAACAATTAAAAACACAAGTGAGTCACAGTTTCAAACCGAGTTTGAATGTGAATTCTTAGGTAGTGTTGATACACTTATCAATGCAAGTAAACTTAAAACAATGGCTGTAATTGATCCTAAAAGAAGTCCTCAAGGATTAGATGTTTACGAAATGCCGATTAAAGGACACACTTATGTTATTACAGTTGACGTTGCAAGAGGCGTACAAAATGATTATTCTGCTTTTATAGTTATAGATTCTACAAAGGCACCTTACAAGATTGTTGCAAAGTATAGAAACAATGATATCAAACCGATTGTTTTTCCAAATGTGTTAGATCGAATAGGTAAGTTATATAACAAGGCATATATTTTAATAGAGATAAATGATCTAGGTCAACAAGTAGCAGACGCAATGCAATTTGAACTAGAGTATGATAATATGATGATGGTTACACAACGAGGTAGAGCAGGTCAAGTATTAGGTGGCGGCTTTAGTGGTAGAGGTAATCAACTAGGCGTAAGAATGACTAAAGGAACTAAAAAAATCGGAACTTCAAATCTAAAAAGTCTGATAGAATCTGATAAGTTAATTATAAATGACTTTGATATTATTTCAGAATTGTCAACTTTTATTGCTAAAGGTAAATCTTTTGAGGCAGAAAGTGGTGCCCATGATGATTTAGTAATGTGTCTAGTTATCTTTTCTTGGTTAGCAAATCAAAGATATTTCAAAGAACTAACAGACATAGATGTACGAGGTCAAATGTTTACAGATCAAAAAAACGCAATCGAGGCTGATATGGCACCTTTTGGGTTTATAGATAACGGATTAGACGATCCTGACGGTTTAGATAACGGTTATTTTGATGACGCAGGTGTATTGTGGCAGCCAGTGACTTATCGTAAGGGTGAATAGTATAGATTTTGATACATATAAATATCTGTATAAAAGGGTTATAACTAATAAAGATTAATATTAATATTAAGGAGAACTA